AGTGGGTACAACGCCCTTAAGAAAATACTTCTGCCAGAAAAGCTCAGTGACGAACTTTGGAAATCCAAGTAAATGGGCGTTCCATGAAAAATCGTCACGCTTTTGCTGGGGTGATAAGGCTGACCCGCAGCCGTGATGTATTTCAACGGCTTTTGAAAATCCGGCGCATTGGGCGTCTGATTTGTCACCACAGAACCCGCCAGATTCAACGCATCCAGCACGTTCACATACAAATCACTTACTTCACCCAATTTCCAAAAATCAATCGGCGCATCGGTCGGCATATCAGGCGCATTCACCACAACCGCCCCAACACCATAAACCCGACTAATCTGGAACAAATCACGAATGTGGTTGGTGCAATCCAACTCATTCCATTCCTTCATGAACGCCTTGATCAGCAAATCTTCAACAGGAGAACCAATGCTGATTTGCCTTGGCTTAGACAACGCCAATCGAACAGGCTTTTCTACAACCTTTGCGGCCAGAGGGTGGTATATCCACAATGTTTTAGCATCCTCATAGGACAACTGCGCCCCTGGCTGCACATCCATATTCAGAATGTTCATCAAAGGACTCGGATACCCCGTGCCGTTAATGGTTATGTTGCTCATATCATCCCTTGCTCGATAATCAAATCATCATCGAATAATCAGTCAGCGCCACCGCCACACCATAAGTAAAGCAGTCCAGCAAGTCATCTGCCCTCTTTGCAGCCTCTTTATCCCCAATTCTAAAGGTAGTTACTTGATGCAGGAAGTGATTCATCGACCTTCCCTTCCAACTCAATACCTTTTCATAAGCATACCTGCTGATCTTACACAAACCACTTGCCACTGGCCCCCCAACAATAAAGGCTCGGTCATCCTTACCCTTACTCATCAAACGACTGGACAACGCCCGAACAGGCCATCCCCTGGTTCTCGCCTGTTGGATTAATACACTGCCACCCGCAGCATCCTCAACAAACAACCCCATCGACCCACTACGAGCCTGATAAGTACTCGCCAGCATCTCGCATTTCTCAATCACCTTGGGAGCCAAATGCTCCAATGACGCCGCATCAATCGAGTACATCTCCCAATCCAGCACCACCAGCTTATGGCCGTAATACTTAGAAAACCCATAATAAACAACGGCAGTGGCATCATGCTCACTACCACTCTTCACCGAACAATCCATAATCGCATAGACCCCATCACACTTCATGACAGGTTCCACTGGCTGGTCATTCTCTAAAAGATACTCAAGCCGAAAGAACGTCGAATTAGCCCATGAAATGAACTTGGCCTCATACTCCTGCTGATACACCAAAGGATGCTCAGTCCTCTTTAGACTTTCCAGCTCCTCCAAAGGCACATAAGGATTAGTGCTTGTGGGTGCATAAAACTGCTTAAACCCCAATTCCTCATCATGCCAAGCACGGTAAAAGAAATTATCTGGGTCCACCCCATTGGGCGTAGAAAACAACCAAAACGACCCCTTGGTTGTCAATAATGTCGGCTTAATAGACTTTGACCAAATGTCAATCATGTCGGGCTTCGTAAAAGCCGCTTCATCCAAAAACCCAACCTTATACGTCCGACCCCGCCCAGCCAAAGGATTGTCATTCACCACCCAAAAGTCATTCACCCCACCTGTCGTGCAGCGAATAACCCCTTCAGTCTTACTGGCCGACTTAGTCACCGGCTTCAATATATCCAGCAACTCTGTCTGCGGCTCCGCCAACTGACGCCACTCAGGCGTAAATAACCCCGCCTGAAAACCCTTCAAAGCCGTATCCGCTGCAATCGTCACCATCATCTTGGTCTTCCCCCCAACGGCGACCGCAACAAACTACGTTGAAACGGCCCCTCCCTTTCCAGATGTCAACCTGACCAGAATGAAGCGTTGGCAATATGATCTTAGGCATCTGGCAATCCCCCAATTACAGTTACCACCGAATCCACTTCGGCAGTGCCATTGGCAGGACTGTTATAAATTTTTGGCAACACCTTGCACAAAATCCACTTTCTTGTATCAACCCTTAAACGTGACCGCTGGACAAACTCATTGTCCATCTTGCGATTACCCTCTTGGTCAATAAACGCATCCCCACTACTGTCATCCGCAATTTCCAGAATCTCTTCCAACAAACCATCATAAATGGCCCTGCGAATGTCCCAGTACCTGTCACCAAATCCATTGTGGTTATCCATCGCCCATTTGCGAATCACAAAATCAGACGGCATACCAGGCATTTTGCCGATTTCGTGAACAGAATGGCCTTGCATCATCAAATCCAAGATTTGATTTGCAACGGCCTCACTATAACGAACTGCTGGTCGGGGTGGCTTTCTCATGCGCCGTTTATATCACGGGCACCAGTTGCAAGGCAAGCATTCTTGAGTGCGAAGGGGATGCAAAGGGGATGCGAAACTATTTCGCACCTCTAATAGATTAGAAAATAAAAAAAATTTTGGGCGATTGCGGAAATGATTTTTAGATTGGTAGGCGAAAAAATGCGGTAGGGTGGAGGGGCTTTTTTAGGGTGGGGGGGAGCCTAGAGTCCCTTTTTCGCTTCGGCGGCCGCAAAAGCGGAAAACCAAAGCCGGATCGGGCCGGATCGGGCCGGATCGGTGCAGCAAATCGGGCCGCATAGAAGAAAACCCATTTGATACAACTGTCATTATGTTAAATCGAGGGTTTTGGCGCATAACCCATGCGCTAATTTTTGAATTCTCGGATCGGTGCATTCTATAGCGTTTTTTTTGTTTTTTTTGTTTTTATTTTCTCTTAATTATGGCCAATTCGCGCGTATCTAGATGAGCGGCCATTGTTGACGGCCCTTAGCTTTATCGGTGCATTGGTGCATGGGCCGCTAAGTGCATGGGCCGCTAAGTGCATGGGCCGCTAAGTGCATGGGCCGCTAAGTGCATGGGCCGCTAAGTGCATGGGCCGCTAAGTGCATGGGCCGATAAAATTAGTTTTGCACTTTGCATAAATTTACAATAAATTTATTGTTTTTTTTGTCAACTATGTGGAAATGTTGGCCGTTATAGGTTAAGATTACACCGTGCCGCGCGATAGTGCGCGGCATGCAAAGCAAACAATCTATAGGGAAATTGAGATGCAAAGCAAATTAGAGTTAATTTTAGATCTTGGCCTTGCGGCTGTCATTGTCGCCAGCTTAATTGTCGCGCTCTTAATGAGTTTTAACGCGTTTAATTAAGGTGCAAATTATGACGTTTTACCATATCACATTAAAATCGGCCAATGTCAAAACCGGCCCGATACCGGTAAGCACTATTTCAGGCGATACTTGTCCCGATATTTGCCCATTCAAAAAAGGGGGATGTTATGCTAAATCGGGGCCGCTAGCATTACATTGGGGTAAAGTAAATGACGGCACGCGGGGCACTGACTTGGCCGGTTATATTGAGACAATTGCAAATTTCCCGGCCGGTCAATTATGGCGCCACGCGCAAGCGGGAGATTTGCCGGGAAATGGCGAGCATATCGACGGCGCCGCATTGGGTGAAATAGTGCGTGCGAATATCGGTTTAAGGGGTTTTACATATACCCATTATTCGCCTGCCCTTGGTGACAATGCAAAATTTATAAAGGGCGCGAATGAATGGGGTTTTACTGTAAATTTAAGCGCTAATAATTTAGATCACGCCGATAAATTAGCTAATTTAAAAATCGGGCCCGTTGTAACTGTTTTACCTGCCGATTCTACAGAAAACACATTTACCCCAATGGGCCGTCGCGTCGTTATTTGCCCTGCCACTATTCGCGACGGTGTATCGTGCGCGACGTGCCAATTGTGCGCACGTCAACGCGACGTCATTGTAGGTTTTCCCGCGCATGGTGCGGGTAGAAAATTAGTTGAAAAGACAATTCAAATTTTTAGGGGTTAAGAATGAATAAATAATTTTTAATTTTCGCGCTATATCGCGCCGGTCAACACCGGCCCAAAAAGCCCGATTCAAAGCCCATAAAACGGCGCGAATCGGGCTTTTCTATTTTCTTGGCCGCATTGTGCTTGGCTGCATTGTGCTTGGCCGCATTGTGCTTGGCCGCATTGTGCTTGGCCGCATTGTGCTTGGCCGCATTGTGCTTGGCCGCATTGTGCTTGGCCGCATTGTGCTAAAAATGATTTTAAGCCGTTTTAAAGCGATAACGTAAAAATGCTGATGTTACCATTAAACCCTAAAAATCATGGCCTTAAACGGCCGATTCAGTGCCTCCCTGAGCATTTCTGAGCGGTATTTTTGGGGTCGCCGCCGCCAAAAATGGGGTTTTTTGAGCTTTTATGAGTTGTTTTTTCTGCAAACCTATACCAATGCCTATGCACCATGCCAACAAGGGTTTCCTGGCCCGTTTTGATCGCTTTGTAGGGTTTGGTTCCAGTTGGGTCAAATCCCTGCTCTATGGCCCTTTGTGCCTTATGCAATGGCAAGGTATTTCTCAACCGCTATCTTGCCCTCTTCAAAGCTCCTACATACCTGGACGGCGTAGCCTCTCAGTAGCAGTTGGGCATGAATCTTTTTTTGTTCTTGACTAAGGACCCCACCTTCACTTTTCATCTCAATAAACAAACCGTGAAAATTTCCGACAATTTCCGCAATGAACAAATCAGGCATACCGGCCAGGACGCCTTCGGCCTTCAGCTTGATGGCTTCCCTTGCCTTCCTAGTCCCACCATTGGGTATCGCTGCCACTATCAGGTCTGGGTAGAACGCTCTTAGCCACATCACCAGCTTGACTTGTTCCGTATGTTCTATTTGATTGCGTTGATTCATCTAGCCATGATAACCCCACCTCGACTTTTGGCTCAAATAAATAACACCTGTGTTTAACCGACAAAATCATGGTCGAGTTTTTCTTACATACTTTCTCTTGATATTTAACAACACGCCAATCATCCTGAATAATCATCGAATCAAACATCCATCTAAATGCCGGATGATTAATCTTTCTAATCTTGTCGAACTGGTCTGAAGTGAACCGCTGGACAACGGTCTTGGCTCCATAAGCCTGGCAGTCTTCACACATCACCCGACTATCAAGATCATCAACTGACACCCCATTGACCCCACCAAGAAGCTCATGGCCGCCGCCGAACCGAACAGGTTCCAAGGGTTCCACTGCCGACACACCCACTTTCACTTTTTGCATCTTTTCACTTCCATCAAATTTCTTCTTCAAAAAATCATAGCCTCAATCGGATGAACGTCTGATTTATGAACATCTCTTAGGAATAGACGTTCAGACGTTCATAAAAATAGGTAGAAACCCTTACGTTTTTGGCCGCTACAACCATCGACTGGATACGTCTGGGGGCCTAGCGGCCCCCCAGACGAACCTCCAAGTCGAGTTGTGGATTTGTCGATTTGCGTTGAACGTCCAGAAAATCTATGAACATCTAGATGTTCTAGACGTTCTAGATGTTCATCCGAATGATTGCCGCACCAGACATCTTCATCCAGTTCCAGCCATCAACCGCAGACGCCATCACATGATCCCAAATGTAGTCCTTGACCTCACTCTTAAGCTCCGAATTGGTAGCCCCACATTCATTAAAAACATTATCCAAAGTAATCTCTTTAATCCCCACTGGTGCCCATTTAGGACGGTGCGGAGATGACCTTCCCTTTTTAATCAAAACACCATCAGCGTTCTTATTCAATACATCTGTAAGAAAAACAGACGCACTGTCTTTGATATTCTTAATCTTCTGCTGTTTTAAGTTTTCTTTATCATTAACTTGGTTTGTTTTTCTATCTTCAAATGTAGAGAGAATTGGCTCATTGGTGATGGAAATAATCTCTTGGGGGTTGCCATGCCGGTTGATGACCAGGTCGGAGAACGTCTGGGTATTGAGGGTCAATTCTTTGTACAGGGGGTTGCACCTGACCTTGTTAATCCTGAAGAAGCGTTGTGCGCCTACTCTAAAGAACGTGCCGGTCATGGTCACATTCCCTTTGAATGCGCCAGCTCCTCTTGGGTCGGCGTTGTCGTTGTCGTCAGGGTTGTTCTTGACGGCGTGTGAGATCATGGAGATCGAGGCATTGAGCTTTCTGAATATATGGGTGGCAAGTGCATCAATGAACTTGGCTCCTTCAGAGTTTGAATTCTCATCTTCAATGTCTAGCGTTGCAGATACGGTGTCCAAAATGAGCCAAGGGCGTTCGTTGTTAATGGTATGCTTTTCTACGTTGTAGGCCAGCCTGATGACCTCTTCCATTGATGACCGCTCGGCCTGGATAAGGATGAACCATTCTTTTAGTTCTTGTGGATTGATGCTGAAGTATTTCTTGTAGGCGTAAAGCGACTGCTTAACTTGAAGAATGTCTTCGGCCACATAGATGACTTTCCTTCTTTTTTCTGTGGACAAGTCTGAGTTTCCAATTTTGAACCCTGCTGCTGATAGCGCCATTGGCAGCATGGCTGTTGTCTTACCAAGGCCAGAATTGCCTGTCAGCACTGAGAATGAATGGGGAAAGAAGTCTTTGATGAGGTAGTCTGTGGCTTCAAGGTGGTCAAGGTCATAGTCAATCTCTTCCCAGCCGTTGTCGATGACTTCACCAGTTTCTGGGTCGATGAATTCACCCATGTCGTTTTTTACTATTTTGAAATCGTCAAGTGGACTTGATTGTTTTAGCTTTTTGCCTTTGTTGGGGTGATGCCAACCATACTGCATAGCTTCTTTGTAG